CGACGAGGTGCTCGGGGGCGAACTCCCCGAAGTTGTAGTCCAGCGCGGAGAGCCGCTTGGACGCGTCGAAGCCAGCCATGGGTGGGTCCCTCGTCTAACAGGTGGGTGCGGTGGGGTGAGCACGACGAGGCACCGCGCGGGCCCGCGTGGGGTGGTCGCGGGCCCGCGCGGCCCTCGAGCGCGCGGGGAGCGTCCGGCCGGCCCGATCAGACGGGCAGGTCGGTGATGTTGCGGATGAGGACGTCGCGGGTCCGGCACAGCGACCGGAAGCTGGTCTCGTACTGGTGCTTGTCCTCGGCGCGGCGGTACTCGACCTCGACGTCGGCCACGGAGACGACCTTGGGCACGACCATGCGCCGCGCGTAGCCGAACTCGTTCTTGCCCTCGAGCCCGAGCGCCATCAGGTCCATTTCCTCGGCCACCTCGAGATCCTCGTACCCGGCCTCGGTGTCGGTGCCCGCCACGGTGGTGATCCGGCCGCCGCCGAACGCCCACAGCATCACCTGCAGCACGTCCTCGATCATCACGGTGTTCACGTTCCACTCCGCGCCCGTGGTCGTGACCAGGACGGGGATCGACATCTCCTCGCCGGTGATGTCCTCGGTGTCGCGGGAGAAGGCGTTGGTGACGCCCTCGTTGGTCATCCCGATGTGCTGCCACAGCGGGTCGATCTCCTCCCACGGCGACCACAGCGGGGTGTCGTTGGGGACGATCAGGTCGGGGGCCTTCTTGGTCCGGTCGAACTTCCGCAGGTAGAGCGCAGCGGGCCCCACCAGCACGTTCTCGGGGTTGAACTGCGGCCCGGAGTACAGCTCCACGGGGGTGGTCGTGGGCGCGGTCATACGGCGTCCTTTCAGCACGCGGCCCCCGCGCCCGGGGTGGTGAGCGCGGGGGCCGTGGTGCTCGGTGAGTGCTTGCCAGGGGTGGAGTGCGGGTCAGCTCTCGCGGAGCCGGATGCCGCGCGCGGCGGCGGCGTCGCGGACGACCTGGGCGTACTGCCCGTCGACGGTGACGCCGTTCTCGGTGACGTCGATCTCGGGCCGGTCGCCGTCGGCGGGCAGGATCAGGCGACGCCACGCCGGCGCGGCGAACCGCACCTGCGCGGCGTCCGCGCGGCCCTGCGGCTGCTCCGCGGTGTTCTCCGCGGCGGCCTCACCGCCGGTGGACTGGGCGCGGCGCTCGACGTCGGCGCGCCGCGACGCCCGCGTGGGCTGCTCTGCCGCCGCGGTCTGCTGGTCGGTGGTCTCGGTCATGGGTTAGAACTCCTCGATGACGTGGGTGAGGTAGGTGGCCGCCCATATCGAGCGCTCGCCGCGCTCGGGGTCGGGCCCCATGGGCATGGGCCCGGCCCCGGACCACACGAGGTGCAACAGCCGCACCCGGCCCGGCCCGGACGGCACCCATAGGGGCAGCTCGGTGCGCATCAGCCGCCGGTCCGCGGCCCGCGACAGGGTCTCGGCGTCACGGTCGGAGCCGGTGCGCTGCCGCCCGCGGAACGCCAGCTGGAACCCCGGCCACGAGTCCGCGGCCTCGTCCAGCTCGGAACGGCCCCGGTTGCCCGGGGCGAACGTCACCAGCCCGGCCCGGTCGGTCCCCGATGGCCACGACGGGCCGCGATGCAGCTTCACCCGGTCGTCGTGGGGGATGCCGAGCCCGCGGAGCCAGCCAATCAGCACGTCGAGCGTCCAGAGCCCGGCCAGCTCGGGATCGGTGTCGGTGGTCGCCACAAGATCACCACCCGGCATATTCGCTGGTATATCCGCGGCCTATCCCGGTCCCGGGCTGGTCAGTAGGGGCGTGGCTTCTGCGTGACCTTGGCGCCGGGCGGTGGCTTCCGGTTCGGGCCCGTGCCAGCACCCATGCGGCCCACGGCCTTGCCGTGCAGGTCCTTTAGCTCGGCCGCGGAGAGCCGCGGCGCGTCCGGCGGCCGGTCCCGCTCGACCTGCCCGTCAGCCACCACGCGCTGCCGGTCGGAGTTGGCCAGCACCTCGTAGTCCTTCGGGGTCAGCTCGCCGGAGTCCTCCCCGAACATCGCCATGGCCGTGGCCATGCCGTCGACGGTCTCGCCCTCGAGCAGCCGGTCGGCGACCTTGCCCACGTACTCGGGCCCGTGCTCGAGCAGCGGCGTCTCCTGGTACTTCCACTGCCCCCCGTTGGGGTGCTCGAGGTCGGCCCGCTCGTGCTGGTACTGCGCGTACACCTGATCGCGGATGACCTCGCCGGACAGCTCCCGCGGCGTCGACCGCTGCAGCTGCCTGAGCCGTTTGGAGTGCTCAGACGCCACACGATCACCCCCCGCGCGGATAGGGCCGGCGCCGAGCTCGTCGTGCGTCCGGGGCGGTCACGACCCGCTGGGAGTCGACCTCGAGCCCGAACGTGTCGAGCCCGAACATGGCGGCATCCACCGGGTTGCGCGGCCCGCCCGCTACCGACCCGTGCCCCGTGTACGGGGTGGGCTTGCGGTCCACCCCGGGCAGGTAGACCTCGCCGGCGGCGATCGCGCGGAGCTGGTCCAGCGCCCACTGGTAGCGGCGCTGCGCCGGGTCCTCGTCCGGCAAGTCCTCGGACTGCCGGTGCGTCAGCTCGGCCAGATACGCCGCGATCGCCTCGGTCAGGTCGATGACCAGTCCCGGCGGCTCGTCCGGGTTGAACGGCACCGCGTAGTACGGCGCCAGGGCACCGTCGATCTGGTTGGCCGCGGTGCGGATACGCCGCGCGAGGGCGTCGTCGGACAGCGCGGCGCCGGTGGTGGCGTACTCCTCGTCGGGGTCGCCGCCACCGGCGCCGTCACCCTGGCCTTCCGCGACCTCCCGCGAGAGGACGTCGCGGACCCCGGCGACCGTGGCGTACCGCGGCGTGGGGTCGGCGGGCACGGGTCAGCCCTTGCCGCTCTTGCCCTGCGCCTGCCGCTGCCCGCTCGAGCGCTCGTCGGGCTGCTGGCCCTTGCCGCCGTCGCCGACCGGGTTGGCGTTCGCCGCCCGGTCCCGCGCGGAGTGCCGGCCCGCGTCCTCGCCCTCGGCCTGGTCCTGACCGGCCGCGCGGCGGGCACGGAGGCCCTCGGACAGCTCCCCGTCGGCGTTCGTGGTCTGGCCCTCGGCGGGCTCGACGGGCTCGGACTCCGGCGCCGTGTGGTGCTGCGAGTCCGGGTGGAAGCGGCCCGCGCCGTGCGGCTGGGACCAGTTCCCGCCCGTGTCGGGCTCGGGCTCGTCGACGAACCGGGCGGCCGCGTACGGCCGGTACTCGGTGATCGCGGTGAGCCGCTCGGCGTGCGCCTCGTCGACCAGGATGGTGTCTCCCGGACCGAACCGGCGCTGCCCGATGCTCGAGTGGCTGCCCGGGTTCAGCACCACCCGCACGTAGGCGGGGTCGGCCTCCCGGTCGGCCATCGTCATCGGCCGGTCCTTCTGCAGGGCCCGCGCGAGGGACTCCCCCAGGTCGGGCCCGGTGGTCGTGTCAGCCACTGTCGATCACGCTCCCTCGAGGATGCAGGCGGCCTTGGGCTGGTCGATGCCCATGGCGGTGACCCGCTCGACGTCGCTACGCGAGGTCTTGCGGGGCTCGTCGCGGTACAGCTGCGTGGCCTGCAGCGGCAGCTCGTCGCCGCGGAACCCGCAGCGGCCGCGCTCCATGAGGATCACGACGCCGTCGGGGATGCGCCACGACACCACCACGTTGAGCTGCAGGATCTTGTTGGGCCGCAGCCCCGTGTAGCGGATGTTCTTGTCCGCCACGTTCCCCACGGCCTGCTCCTGGTTGAACGGACGCGAGGCCATCAGGTCGGTCTCGGTGTTGTCGTTCATCAGCACGACGTTGGGCCGGAAGTTCATCCGGGAGCCGCGCTGGTCGCTGGCCTGGGTGATGACCTGCCCGGCGCGGAGCAGGTCGGTGCGGGTGTCGGCCGTGTCGCTGGCCCACGCGGTCGGAACCTCGTACCGCGGGATCCGCGGGTGCGACAGGAAGTAGGAGACGAACGCGTCGTCCCACCCCTGCACGATGGTGTTCTCGACCTGGGTCATCTTGTCCTGGACGTTGCGCATGTCGTTGCGCCGGCGGTCCTCGTCGGTGACCGTCATGGCCAGGGGCCGCTCCTCGCTCTGCACGGCCTGCGGCACGCCGCGGGAGTGCTGGGCGATCGGAATCTCGCCGCCCTCCGCGCGGATCCGCAGCTCGCGGTCGGCGTAGAGGGGGGTGGACTCGTCGAAGCGGTAGACGCCGGACTCGGAGCGGCCCGCGTCGCGGAGCAGCGCATCGGCCAGGAAACCCTGGTCCAGCATGCGGATGATCGTGGTCGGGATGACCTTGGGGTTCTTGGCCAGCTCGTTGACCGTGACTCGGGGCCCGTCGGAGGACGAGACCACCGGGATGATCGGTGCAGACATCTAGTGGTGCTCCTTCCTCAGAGCAGACGGACGCGGCCGATGGCGCCGGCGGTGGCCCCGCCGGGCTCGGTGCACCGCGCGACGATCAGGTCGGGGGTGTGCCCGGCGGCGTCGTCGTAGCGCTGCACGCGGCCGTCGGACGCGGTGACCAGCGGATCGCCGGGGCTGGCGCTGTTGAGGTAGGTCACCTCGACGTCGTACGGGGCGTAGCGCACCGACACGTGGTCGCGCAGCCGCGCCATGTTGGTGCCCATGTCGCCCTTGGGCAGGGCGTCGATCGCGGCCTGGCCCAAGCAGTTGGGGACGGCGCCGTCGGTGGGGGCGATCTTCTTCTTGGCCGTGTCGGCCGGGTCGATCATCACCAGCTGGCCGCCGGTGATCGGGACCGACACCGGCCACGTGTCGGGCCCCGCCTCGAGGACGGGGTTGGTTCCTGCCATCGGTGAGTGCCTTTCCGGGGTGGGGTGGGCATGCGGAGGGCCCGCGCCGTCGGCCTCTCGTGCCCCGGGCATCCGGGAGCCCGGGGTTGGGGTGGGAGGTCGCCGACGCGGGCCCTGGTGGGGCGGCGCGGGGTGAGTGAGCACCGGCCGCGGCCGCCCCGGTTCGGGGGCGCGCGGCCGGTCTAGCTGGCGGCGTTGGCGCCGCGGCCCATGGACTCCATGAGCGCGGACACGCCCTGCTCGGTGGCGTCGTCGCGGTCGGAGTCCGACCCGTCGTAGGCGGTGCCCACCGAGTTGGACATGTCGACGAGCCCGGTCTTGGCGAAGGTCTGGAACACCTCACGGAACGCGGCGCCGGCGTCCCAGCTCGAGCCGTTGGACAGCTCGATGGTCTTGCCGCCGCCCTCGAGCGCCGGGCGGGCCAGCTTGATCGCGTAGGCGGGGATGCCGGCGTCGGCCCACCGCTGCGCCTCACGCTCGAACGCCTGCCGGTCGCGGTCGGCGGTGAGGTCGTGGACCTGCGTGGCGAGGTCGTCGCCGCGCCGGTTGGCCAGCTCGAGCCCGTTGGCGTAGGCGTTGCTGGCCTCGACCAGCTCGCGGGCGTCGATGCCGTCGCCGGACCAGTCGCCGTCGTCGTCGGACCCGTCGTCGGCCCCGTCGTCGTCGCCCTCGTCGCCGCCGTCGGGGCCGGGGCCGGTGCCCGGGTCGGCGTCGCCGCCGTCGGTGAGGTCCCCGAAGTAGTCGCGGGCCAGGTCGGCCAGCTCGTCGTCGGACATGTCGGCGAAGTCCCCGCGGCCCGGGTTGCCCTGGCCGCCCTGGCCGCCGCTCGAGGTGCTCGAGCCGGCGCCGCCGGTCAGGTTCGCCATGGCGTCGTTGACCGCGCGACGCACGTCCTCCGCGGTGTACCGCTTCTCGTCGTTGGGCATCCGTGCCCCCTTCCCGCCCTGGCGGGCGTAGCTGAGCCCGGACAGGTCGACGACCGGTCCGCGGCGGGTGTTGGACAGCTCGACCGGCTCCCACGGGGTCATGCCGGTGATCTTCGGGTCCCACGTGGCCAGCACGTGCTGCAGCGCGGCGTCCCAGTGGCGGCCACCGTTGGTGAAGTCCTCGCACAGCCGCACCGACACGTCGAGTTCGGGCCACTCGCGGACCAGCTCGGCGCCCTCGCGGCCCATCGCCACCGTCGCGTACAGCCCCTGACCGTCGACATAGTCGACGCCGGTCACCAGCCCTCGGGTCAGCTGGGGATCGTTGTTGTGCTCGTTGCCCGGAGTGGCCAGCTGCAGCGGCACCGACGGGAACGCGCGCCGGTTGAACGCGTCGGCCACCCCGGTCAGGTAGTCCCGGTCGAACTCGAGGGTGCGGCCCTCGTACTCGATGCTGGCCTGCGGCAGTATCTGCTTGCGGAACAGCCGCCGCCCGGCCTGGTCGGACTTGGCGAGGTCGCTGACACGGCCGCGGCACGACGCCGGGGTGATGTAGGTGGTCGTCACGCCGGCGCCCCCTTCTTCGACGGGGGCCCCTTCTTCCCGGGCGGGCCGGACTTGGCGGGCTTGCTCGAGCCCTTGCCGCTGTCGGCCTTGCTGTTGCCCTTGAGCCACGCCGTCGGCACCGCCGACAGGGCCTCGCCGCCGATCTGGCGGGCCGCGGCCACGACACGGGCCGCGGCGCGGGGCTGCATCGGCGGCGGCAGCTTCTTGATCGACTGGACGGCCTTCTTCACGTCGGCGACGGTGGCGATCTTCTTGGGCTGCGACCCGGGCGGGCCGCTCTTGCCGTTCGCCTTGCCGGACGACTTCGGGCCGTCGCTGCTGCTGTTGTTCTTCTGGAACTGCGGCGGAACCGCGGCCATGAGTACCTCCCGGGGGTGCGGTGCGGTGCCCGGCCCCAGCGGGCCGTGGCGGGACAGCTCGAGCGCCAGCGCCCGATCGGCGGCGTGCTCGGAGCCCTTGCGGGCGCGCTTCCCGGCGGCCTTGGCCTTGAGGGCCTCCCACTGGGCCACGGCGCGCGCGGCCTGCGCGTTGCCGGCGGCGGCGCGTTTCTTGGCCTGCGACACCGCGGCCGCGATCGCCCGCGACGTCGAGTAGCCGGAGTCGGCGATGATGTGCTTGGCGACCCGCTCCACGTACCTCGGGAGGCCGCCGTTCTCCTCGACGCGTCAAACCCAGTTCGAGACCCCCGGCTTGTTCGGCAAGTCCGGGTGCGTCGAGCTTTCGTGCTCGTGCCGCTTCGAACGTGGCATCGGCGTCACCCCCTCTCGGGCGCGCCGGCCCAGCGGTCACGCCGGTAGCTGGCTCAGCAGGAACATCAGCAAGGGCTTCGCGCCCTTGCGACGGTTACACAAGGCGCACGCCGCAGTGAGGTTGTGCCACGCGCCGTTGCCACTGCGGGCGATCGGGTCGATGTGGTCGATGTGCTCGCACAGTCGCCCGCAGTAGCTACAGGGGTCGCCGCGGAGCACCTCCGCGTACTCGGCGGCCAGCTCGTCGGGCGGCGCCAGCTCGAGCCGTCGCAGCCGGTTGTAGTGGTTCCACCGGTGCCGGTACTCCGGCCCGTAGGTCGCCATCTGCTCGCGACGGCGCCGCCGAGACTCGTCCGGGTTGTCGGCTCGCCATCTGCGGGCCCACTCCCGGCTGGACTCTTGCGCGGACTTCCGTGGAAGGCGAGCTTCGCGAACACGACGAGCAAGGCTCGGGCGCAGCCGGAGGTAGTCGCGCAGCGACTCGCGGCTTACGCCGACCCGGGCTGCCAGCTCCGAATGAAACCGGCAATCACGCATCAGCGCGACCAAGGTGTCGTCCGGCGGATATCGAGCATCGGCGCGCGGCTCGTTGGCTCGGCGCGGGTTCTGCGCACGCCATAGCCGCAGATGCCGCCGGCACCGGCCTTTACCACCGTGCGGCCCGACTAGTTCGTCGCACGCGTCATCGCAGCACACGGAGTCGGCGGGCACTGCTAAACGGTGCCATCAGGCACCGACAGCGCGGGCATGACGAAGGGCCCGACCCCTCTAACACAGGGGTCGGGCCCTTCTCGTCGTGCTCTGTGTTCGGTTGTCGGCGGGCCCTACGGCCCTACCCCTTACGGCCCGGCGGGCAGCCTCGCGGCGTTGAACCCGTCCAGCCACGCCTGATACAGCGCCAGCTCCCCGGGCTCGTCGCCCTGGTGCGGGTTGTCCCGGCGCGTCACCGCCCGGTCCTCCCCGGCGGCCTCGCCGGCCTCCCACGCGGCCAGCAGCTCCCGCTCGAACGATGGCGCGCTGGTCGCCATGGTCACCGCCTCCGTCTCCGCGGACGCCGCACCTGCTGCGCCGAATCCGCCCCGAAATCGCCCTGGTCACGGCGGATGCGGGCCGCTTCCTCGCCGTCGCCGGCGAGCATAGCCTTCCACTCCCGCAGCGACAGGCGACCGTTGTAGCGCCACCAGTCGGCCAGCTCCTCGGACGCGTACCGGCGGGCATCCTCGGCGCTCGAGGTGAACACGTAGCCGGGGTCCAGCCCCCGCGCCCGACCCTCCCGGTTCAGGAACTGGCCCTTGACCGGGTTGTCGTTGTCCTCGAGCCGGATGCGGATGCGCTCCACCTCGTCGTAGAACGACGCCTTGGCCATCTGGTGGAACGTGCCCCGGTAGCCCTCGGCGCGGAGCCGCTCGATCGCCTCGTCGGCGTCGCGGCCCTCGCGGGTCACCCCGTACGCCTCGTCGGCGGCGTCCTCCTCGGACCAGCCCTGCTCGACCAGCTCGTCGAACCGGCGGCCGCGGTGGTCCCGCGCGATCCGGCGTTCCTCGAGCCGCTCGCGCCGGTCGGACTCGGCGACCGCGGCCAGCAGCTGGTCGTAGTCGTCGCCGGCGCCGGCCATGGCCTCGTCCAGCTCGTCGGAGGACATGCCGCGGACCCGCTCGCGGGTCTCGGGGGTGATCCCGGAGTCGTCTACCGGGATCATCGCCCGCACCTGCTCGGACATGCGTCGCGCGGTGTCGCGGCGCTGCCTCATCCGCTGCAGATCCCGGCCCTCGAGGAAGTGGGTTTCCTCGTCGGCGTGGGCGGCGGCGTTGTCCAGCTCGAACGACAGCCGCTCCGGGTCGGTCACGACCAGCCGGCCGCGCTCGTCGAGGTAGCCGCCGGCCTCGAGGTCGGCCGGGTCGTCCTCGAGGCCCAGGCGGGTGCGGCCGCCGGTGACCTCCTCGGCCACCCCACGCGCGGCCTGCGACGACGTGGCGACCCGCGGGCGGGCGGCCTCGCGGCGTGCCAGCTCGTCGCGGGCCCGCTGCGCGCGCCGCGCCGCCTCGGACTGCTGCCGCTGCTCGGCGGCGGCCTGCTCGCCCTGCTGGCGGCGCTCGTCGACGGCGCCCTGCTCGGCCTGCCGTTGCCGCACCCGCTCGTCGACGTCGCGGCGGTACTGCTCGGCCGCGGCGTCGCGCTGGTCGGCGTCGGCGCGCTTGGTCGCCGCCACCTCGTTGACGAACCCCCGCAGCTGCTGCATCCGCGGGTCGTCGTCGAACCGGCCGCCCTCGGCGTGAGCGTCCAGGATGCGGCCCCACGCCTCGAGCTTGGCCGCGTCCTGCAGCCCCACGGTGCGCGCGACGTGCTCGGTGTTGCCGGCGCGGGCGGTGGCCATGGCGTCGGCCAGCGTGCTGTAGCCGTCGTCGGGGCCGACCGGGTCGCGCTCGAGGGCACGCGCCAGCTGGTGCACGTCGCCGGCGTGGTCGGCGCCCGCCCCGGGGTGCCCGCCGGGGGCCTTGTCCCCGACGATCCGGGCGAACTCCCCGACCCGCCGGGCCGCGGCCGCCCGGTCGCCGCCGTAGTGGTCGGCGACGTCCTGCGGTGAGCGGCCGGCGAGCAGCTGCGCCGACAGGTCCACGGCCTGCCGCACCTCGGGGTCCTGCAGCTGCCGCACCTGCCCGTACAGGTCCCGCAGAGGGCTGTCGGGCAGCGCACCGGCCGGGTCGGACGGCGCGGCGTCTCCGGCCGTCTCGGCCGCCGGGGCGTGCGCCGCCGCGGCGCGGCGGTCCCGCTCAGCGCGGACGTCGCGGATGATCCGCTCGCGCTTCTCGTACGCCGAGCGCTTGCGCCGGTCCGAGGGGGCGTTGCTGCCGCGGCCGCGCTGCCGGTTCTCCTCGGTCTCCACCCGCTCGATCTCGTCGAGGTCGGCGTCGGAGACCTTGCCGAGCACCTCCGCGCGCGCCTTCCCCGCGCGGGCGTCGGCGACCTCGCGGCGCACCGACGCCTGCCCGGCCGGGCCGGGCCGGGTGTTGATCGTCTCCCGGTCCTGCGCGACCGGGGACATGCCCAGCTCCCGGCGGGCCCGGTTCAGCCGGGCGATCTGCCCGCCGTCCCACTCGTCGACGCGCGCGGCCACGTCGGCGTCGCTGGGGTTCTCGCCGAGCTGGCGGGCCTCGCGGCGCCACTCGTCGGCGTCCTCGTTGTAGCTGGGCTCCCGCGGCGGCCGCATGGCCTCGCGGGCGGCCCGGTCGTCGGCGTCGTCGGGGTGCTCCTCGCCGCGGCGACGCTGCGCCGTCGTGCGGCCACCCCGGGCGGACTGCTCCGGGGTGAACGGCGCCGGCCGCGCCGGTCGCGACACGGCCTTGGCCTGCGCGCCGGCGCGCTCGGTCCCCGGGCTCGCGGGCTCGTCCGCCCCGACCACCGCGGAGTCCGGCCCGTCCCACCGGCGCACGTCACGCGTCCAGACGTAGCGGCCGCCGCCGCCGTCCAGATCGACGCCGACGTGCCCGAGGCGGGCGCCGCGGGCATTGACGGTGCCCGGGGTGTAGTCGATCTTGGACATTCCGCGGACCAGCACGCGGGTGCCCGTGGGCAGCTCCTCGTCGGTCGGGGCGGGCTGGTCGAACAGCGGCCGCGCCACCGACGACGGGACGTCGCCGGTGCGGGTGCCGGCCCGCTCCACGTCCGGCGGAACAGTCGCCGCCGTGCTCGAGGTGCTCGAGGTGGTGTCGCGCGGCCGCATCCGCACGACCTCGTGGTCGTCGCCGCGATGCATCCGCACCCGCTGCCCAGCGGCCTCGCCGTGCTCGTCCTCGGCGACCATGAGCCAGCCGGCGCCGCGGTCGTCGCGGCGCTGCCGCTCCACCACCCGGTACACCTGCTCGGGGTTGTCCCGGTTGTAGCGGGCGGCGTCGGCGCCGGTCAGCTGCACACGGTCGCCGCGCTTCACGTCGGCCCACCGCACCGCGTCGCTGCCGACCTCCGGCATCGCCGGCGCGTCGAGGTCCGGGCCCGACGTCGCGGACTCGTCCGGCGTGGCGTCGGCGCGCTGCGCCAGCTCGGCCTGCAGCCGCTGCCGGCGCTGCAGCTCGGTGCGCTCGTGGTTACGGGCGCGGGAAGCCAGCTGCGTGACCCGCTGCCCGTTGCGGCCGTGGGCGCGCTGCAGCTCGTCGGGCGACAGCCCGTCGAGCACCTCACGGCGCGCGTCGCGGCCCCGCTTGGACAGCGCGTCGAGGTCGGGCGTGGAGCCCTCGTCGATCGCCTCGCCGATCCGCTCGAGCCGGTTGGCGTCGTCGCCGGTGCCGCCGCCCGGGTTGAACGCGGGATCCGTGTAGATCGCGCGCAGCTCGGCGTCGACACGGTCGCGGGCGGCCTGCCGGTCCTGCGGGGTCATCTGCCGGAACTCCTCGGCCGCGCCGCGGAGCTGCGTGGTGCCGCCGGTGTCGGCGGTCCGCCACCGGTCCACCGCCGCCCGCGCCGCGGCCGCGGCCGCGGCGCGGGCGGCCTGGGCGTCGGCGATGCCCTGCCGGGCCTCCCGCTCCTGCCGCTCGGACCGCTGCCGGTGCTGTTCCCGGGCGACCGCGCCGATCACGGACCCGCCGGACGGGTCCTTGGCGGCGCGGGTCTCGAGACGGTCCAGCTCCGCGGGGTTCATCCCGTGCAGCTCGGCGTCGAGGTCGTCGACGTAGTCGCGCAGCGCGATGTACGCGGACTCGCCGCCGTCGTCCTGGCCCTGCCCGTCGTCGCCCTCGAACATCGACGGCGTCCTGGTCGGGGTGAACGGGTCGTCCTCGTCGCCCAGGTCGTCGCCGCGCAGCTCGGGCTGCTCGGCGCGCGGCGCGCTCGCACGGGCCGGCGCGGGCTGGTCGGGGATGACCTCGTCGCCGAACAGGTCACGCTCCACGTCGTCGCCGCCCGGGTCGTTCATGGCGTCGGCGAGGGTGTCGAGCTGCTGCTCGGTCGGCGGGCCGTCCTGCTGCCGCATCCGCGCGATCACGGCGCGGGCGCGCTCGCGGCGGCCCTGCTCGACGCCCTCGGCGTACTCGTCCGCGTCCTGGCCTCGGCCGCGGCCTCCGATGGACCGCCGTTCGGACCGGGTGACGCCCCGCATCGCGGCGGCGTCGCGGGCGCCGGCGGCGTCCGCGGCGGCCCGCTCGCGGCTGCTACGCATGTCGCGGCCCTCCGCTCGCCGGCGCCCGGCCTCGGTGCGGGCCTCACGCGCGGCCGCGCGGGCGGACTCGATACGGGCCGGGTCGCGCTCGTCGGCGGCGAGGGCGTCACGCATCGCCGCGGCGCGTTCCTCGAGCGCGTCGGCCAGCTCGACGTCGTCCATGTCCGCCACCGCACGCGGCGCGCTCGAGGGGGCGGGGTCGCGCTCGGTCATGGGGGAGCGCTCCTGGTGGCCCAGGTGGGGCCCCACCCTGGCGAGCACGTCGCCGTGTGGGATCTCGGTCTGCCGCCCGGCGCCGTCGACGTCGAACATGCGGCCGTTGGGCTGGACGAGGGTGTGCGGGGTTCCCTCCGGGGGCGTGTTCGGCCCCTTGGTGACCTTGATCCGGCCGTCGGTGTCGTACCAGACCTTGTGCTTCCACCGGGTCGACGCGGACAGCTGCAGTGCCCGGACCCCGGCCAGGCCCTCGTCGGTGCCGCGCTCGAGACGCCGCGACCGCGGCACCTTCGGGGTGGCTTTCGCGGCCAGCACCAGCCCGGCCGCGCTGGCGGTGTCGATCTGCCCGTCGGCGGTCCGCCCGGGCCGCGCACCGGCGGTACGGCGGCGGCCGGTACGCCGCGGTGTACCGCCGGTCGTACCGGCCCCGGCCGGGGCCGGCTCACCGGCCGGTGCGGCGCCCGTACCGGCCTCGCTGCTGGGCTTCTGCTCGCCCGTACCGGCCTCGGCGGGCTGGTCAGGTGAGCCGGTAGCGGGCCGGTCCGAACGCGATGATGCGGGGTCGCGCTCCCGGTCCGGCGGGGCAGCGCCGGGAACCGGCCCGCCACCGACGTCTGTGGAGCCGCGATCACGGCTCGGGGCGTGGTCGCCGGGGTCGGCGCCCTGCACGTACTTGGCCAGGACGCGGGCGACGGCGTCGTGCGGGATCGGCTGCTTGTTGCCGTCCTCGTCGACGTTGAACATCTGCCCGTTGGGCTGGACGAGCACCTTCTTGCGGCCCTCGTGGCCCTTGTTGCGGGACGCGATGCCGACCTGCACGGACCCGTCGTCGCGGCGAAAGATCACCTGCGGGTGGCGGGTCGACGCGGCCAGCTGCGCGGCCCGCGCGATCTGCGTGTCCCGGTCGTTGGGGTCGGGGGAGACCTTCGGGGTGCCTTTGATCGCGGCCATGGCGCCGCGTGGCGTGGACAGGTCAGGGGCGCCGCCGGTGTCATGGTCACCGGCGGCGCCCCGACCACTCCGGCCCTTCCCCGTGCCGGATGCCTTCCCGCTCGAGGTGCTCGAGCTGCTCGAGGTCGACGACGCGCTCGGCGACGGACCGGCGCCGCTCGAGCCCTTGCCGCTCGAGCTGCTCGAGTCGCCACCGCCGTCGTCGGAGCCCGTGTCGCGCTCGCGGGCCCGCCGCGCCATGCCCGGGGTGATCGGTGTCCCGATCGGGGCGCCGTAGCGCTTCACGCCTTCCTGCGTGCGGACCTTCCGCACCCGGTCGGCCAGCTCGATCACAGAGTCGCGGTCGCCGCGCGCCACCGACAGCACCAGCGGCCGCGACGACGGGTCGACACGCACCAGCTCGGTGATCGCAGCAACCAGGGACTCGTCGGCGGGCGCGGACATCAGGTCACCCCCCGGGGGTCAGTCGTCGTCGTGGATGCGGCCGTAGATGCCGGCGGCCGCGAGCCGGGCGTTCACCGACGAGGCGGGCGGGTTCGGCGGCGGCCCCGGGCGACAGCGGCACCCGGTGTGCGGGCCGTGCAGCGCCACCCCGGGCGGCCCGATCACGGGCAGGTTCGCGGCCAGGTCGAACCAGCCGCCGTCCGCGATCAGGCACTCGCGGGTGGTGCGGTTGTCCCGCACCGCGACCCATCCGAGCCGCGGCCCGTGCTCGGCGAGCGCGTCGTCGAGGACACGGCCACCGGCCACCCGGGTCTGGTTGGCGTCCTGGTGCTGCTGGAAGTAGCGGCGCTCGCGTTCGAGCTGCTCGCCGACCGCGGCGCGGGCGGCCTCGTCGACCGCGCGGCGCCGGGTGGCCCGGTCGCTGGTGGCGTGCTCGGCCGCGGCCTGCCGCCGAGCCTGCCCGGCGGCGTCGTCGACGCGCCTTCCGGCGGTGAGCAGGTAGCGGGCGCGCCACAAAGCAGCGTCCCGGGCCTGCGCGGCCTCCCACGCCCCCGCGGTCGGCCCGGCGGCCGGGAGCGGCTGGTCGAGGAACGCGGCCGCCATGAGCCGGGCTGTGGCCCGCGACAGCCCTGCCCGCTCGAGCAGGGCGACCGCGCGGGCCCGTAGCTCGTCGCGGTCGCTGCGCCCACCGGGGCGGGACACGACCTGGCCGCGCCGCTCGCCGAGCCCGGCGATCGCGCCGACCGTCGCCGCCGGAAGCCCGAGCAGGGCCACGGCGGCGCCGGCGGCGACCAGCGCGGCCACGATCAGCGCCAGCGCCGCCGCGGTCGCCTCGTCCGCGCCCACACCCTGCTCGGGCTGCTCGGGCGGCGGGGTCTGCGCCGGGCCGGTCGGCGTCGTCACGAGGGGTCACCCCCAGGCGATCAGCAGCGCCACCATCACGATCAGCAGCACGGCGGCCACGATCAGCGGGGCGAGGTCCACCGGGTCACCCGCCGAACGGGTAGCCGCCGGCCCCCTTGGGGTTGGGCTGGTTGTACGCGGGCCCGCCGGGCCGTGGCGGGTCGAGCCGCCCCGTGTAGGGCATGCAGGTCGCGCACGGCCGGTGCGCCCCGGGCGGGTAGGCGCCCGGATAGCCGGCCCCGGGGTAGGGCGCCGGCGCTTCCACGCTCGAGGTGTCCACCGGCGGCGGTGGCGGGTCGTCGGTGCAGGCGGCGCCGGTCAGGCACAGCGCGACCGCCGCGGCCACGACGGCGGCGTTGCGGATGGCTCGAGGCATGCGGGGCCCCTTCGGTGAGTGCGGGTCGGGGTTGGGGTCAGGGGCGGGGGCCGAGCAGCCACCGCGCGAACACCTCCGCGGCGGGGGCGGCGGTGACGACCGCGACCAGCTGGATGAAGTGCTCGAGCCGCCACGCGTCGGCGATCTCGACGACGAGGTGGGCGGCCAGCACGAACAGCAGGCTGGACACGAACCAGATCGCGAGGTCGCGGTCGCGGTACTCGCGGCGGGTCAGGGCCCGCGACCGCGGCGGCGCCGACCGGGCCCGCTGGTCAGCCATGGTCGGGGCCGGGGCCGACCCCGGCGGGCCCGTGCATCGCGATCGCCTTGTTCGCGAACATCAGCCCGTACTCCAGCTGTGTGGTCATCTCCGCGCGCTCGCGCGACGGGCCCACCACGTCGTACAGCTCCTCGAGCGCGCCGATCACGACCCGCCGCGCGTAGTCGTGCGCGGCCGCGGTGGCGTCGTCGGGCGGTGCGTGGTGCACGAACCGGTTACGGATGTCGTCAGGCAGCGTCGCCACGGGTCTCCTCCTGCTGGTCGGGGGCGAGGTCGGCCAGGTCCCAGTCGGTGCGGGACCCGGCCAGGTGCAGGGACAGCCGGTCGAACGTGACCGGGCCGGAGTAGGTCAGGGCGCCGGCGTCGACGCCGTACCCGGCGGTCACGTGCGGCACATACGGGTCGTGCTGGGGGTGGTGCCACTCGCCGAGCACGTGCCGCATGTCGGAGTCCAGGGCGTTGTGGGCGCGCTGCACGGGGTCGTCGCGGCGCGCCGAGAGCGCCGGCTCCGGTTCGGGGTCTCCGGCGCGCTCGCGGGCGGCCTGCTCCCGCGCCTGCTCGTTCGCCGCGGCTGGGGATTCGGCGTCGCCGACGAGGTACACCGCGCACGGGTTCTCCCCGTCCGGGTTGAACGCGGCGTGCGCCCACACCCGGGCGGTGACGGGGCCCTCGAACGACCGGGCGGCGCGCTCGGCGGCCTCCCGCACGCTGGCGGTGCGCTGCTCGTCCCACCCGGTCACGTCCGGGCCGATGTAGTGCAGCGTCAGGTGGAGCTCGGCTGGCGGTTCGGCGTCGGGGTGCTCGAGCTGCAGCGCTTCGATGCTCGCCGGGGACGGGGTCAGCGCGATCATGCCGCCGGTGCGGCGATCGCTCTCGGCTCCGGCGGGCCGGCCACCGTTGCCGTCGTTGGCCAGCTCCACCGGACGCCCGGCGTCCCCGCCACGGGGCCCGTGCGGGTTCGGGCCGGCGCGGCGGCCGGGCCCGGTGATCGCGGCCAGCGCGTCGTACGGGTCCTGCCCGTCCTGGACGCGGCGGACCAGCTGGAACGCGGTGTCGACGCCGTCGCCGACCGCGGCGCGCCCCTGGTCTTTCGGCCCGCCCGGCGGGCCCTTCTCCCCATCCGGGCCCTGCTCCTGCTCCTCGCCCGGGGCGGGGCCCGCGGCCTGCATCACCGCGGCCATCGCCTCGCGCTCCTCGCGCTGCTTGGCGTGCTCGCGGACGGCCTTGGCGACCTTCTCCTCCTCGAGCCCCAGGTACGTCGCGGTCGAGGTGGTGAGGTCGTCGAGGAACTGCCAGGGCACGTTGACCGTGGTGGCGGTGCTCAACGTCTTGAGCAGCTCGAGGGCGCGGCCGGTCTCGGTGCGCGACAGCGGGCCCAGGTTCACCGTCGGCGTCAGCTCCGGCCGGCCGGTGTTGTAGACCACCAGCGGCCGCATGATCTGCTCGCGGAACTGCTCGGCGCGCTCGTCGGCGGCGGCCTGCCGCGACTGCAGGAAGAACTCGGTGGCGTCGTGCGACAGGGCGAACGAGCCGCCCGACTTCGCCGACTCGGTCAGGTTCATGAACCCGGCCAGCACGGACGCGACCTGCTGTTCCTCGAGGTAGCGGACGGCCTCGAGGAACTGGTCGGCGCCCTTGCCGCTGGACTCGAGCATGTCCCAGTGCCGGTCCCCGGCGCCGGAGCCTTCGGCGGGGTTGCGGATGAACGGCAGGACGCTCGACGCCTTCGCCTCGGCGAGGTAGTCGGCGTTGGCTTGGGCCTGCCCGTCGTCGGCGCCGTAGGCGATCAGCTTGGGCAGCGACTGCGACTCGAGGTACTGGAACAGCAGAAACAGCACCTTCTGCCGGGTCTCCCACGCCCAGTAGCACACGTCCAGCTCGGACACCCCGAGCAGCGGCTCCCGGTGCGTGCCGTGCGTGAAGATCGCCGACCGGGGCTGGGGGACGATCCGCCACCCGGGGGTCTCGTCCCACCGCGACGTGACCAGATGCCCGTCGGGGGTGACGATCTGCTGGCGGAACCCGGCCGGCTTGCCCGACCGGGGATCGAACCGGGCCTGGCACGACCCGGGCGGCCGGTACTCGATCGACTCGTAGCGGGTCTCGCCTTCGCTGTACTCCCAGGTGGTCTCGAAGAACGCCTTGCGGAACACCGTCGAGGACGTGGCCTGGCCGGACAGGCGCCGCATCCAGTCGCCGACGTTGTCGCGGCACAGGTCGGCCGCCGCGCGGGCGTCGCCGGCGGACACGTTGCGGCCGGTGGCCTCCCTGATCTCCGGCACCACCGACCGTTCCGGGAGGGTGAGCACGGCCTCGAGGGACCGGGCGCGGCCGTCGCGGCGCAGCATCTGCTTGATGTCGCGGGCGTCGTTGCCGGTGGACTCGTCGAACACCCCGGACTGCTCGAAGCTGGGGAACAGCCGGTCGTTGGCGTCGAACGGGGAGCTGATGGTCGGGCCGAGCAGCCAGCGGCGCCGCTCGCGGTCGGTCAGCTTGCGGTCCTGCTCGTCGAGGTCCGGGGTCAGGTCGCCGGGGGCCGTGGTCACGCGCTCACCCCCTGGTGTGCGGTGCGGGTGCGGTGGGCGGTCTGCGCGGCGGCGAGCGCGGCCCGGTCCTCGAGGTGGGTGCCGGCGTCGCTCATGGCCCACATGCGGGCCGCGGTGCCGCGGTAGCCGCGGCCGGCGACCCACCCGCAGGTGCAGGCGCCGTGGAGCCCGTCCGGGCCGGGGACGGTGGTGGGGGCGTGCTCGACGCGCACGGGCTCACCCCCTCGGTCACTGGATGTCGAACCCGCCGGGGGTGGTCGCGGTGTGCTGGCGGCGCCGGCGTCGCGCGCTCGAGTCGACGGCCTCGGTGCTGCCGTAGTCGCGTGGGGTGAGCCGGTCGAGCCCGCCCGCCGAGTTCGTGTCGCGGCCGTCGCCGAGGTGCTCGGCCCACAACGCCATCAGCACCGCGTCCGCGGAGTCCGGGGAGCGGTTCAGCCGGGCCTTCATGTCGTCCTTGGACTCGACGACGATGCGGTTGCCGGCCTTGACGTCCCAGGTGGGGCCGGTCAGCTCGGCGAGCAGGTCGTCGTCCGGGGGTAGCCGCAGCACCGGCTGGCGGTGCGGCTCGAGTAGCTCGCGGGCGTTCCACCACATCGCCGAGCGCACGTTGGGGAACGTCATCACCCCGGTGATGTCGCGGCGGTTGGTCATCGACCCGGCCGCGAACGGCCGCGGCGAGTAGCCGGCGTGCCGGAGCTGGTCGACCACCGGGCCGCCGATGCCTTCGGCGTCGACGATGGCCTGCGACCGCGGGTAGCGCAGCCGGTTAGCGACGAGGTCGGTGACCTGCACGGAGTCCAGCTGCGCCCACGTTTCGACGTCGAGGATGGTGTCGCCCTGGCGGGTGGCGATCGCGGTCCGGTCGGTGCCGAACCGGGCGACGTCGACGCCGAAGTAGCGCACCCCGGCCGGTTCGGGCTGCCCGTCGTCGAACCACTGCCGCCAGCGGGTTTGCGCCTGGTAGACCCAGCTCATGGGGATGACGCCGGACTCGTTGTCGGCCCACTCGCCGCGGACCTTCGACGTGAACAGCGGCGACTGCTGGCCCCAGCGGTCCTCCTTGTCCCGGACCCAGCCGGCGGTGACCAGCAGCTGCCGCATGTGGGCGGGGACGTCCTCGCCGGTCAGGTTCGGCGAGTCGTACGCGCTGATCTTGACCCGTCGCCAGCCGGTGTCCTTCTCGCACACGTGCGCGAAGTGCGACGAGTTGTCGTCGGGGTTCCCGATCGCCAGGGTGCGGCACTCGTCGCCGGTGGTGATGGTGTCGGCCGCGGTCCAGAGCCACTCGGGCACGCCGCACGCCTCGTCGATGAGCACGAGCACGTAGCGGCGGTGAATGCCCTGGAACGAGTGCTGGTTGTGGTTGGCCGGGCGGCGGCCCATGCCGACCTGCGTGGTGCCGATGTTCCAGTGGTCGTCCATGCGGATGTCGCCGGGCAGGTCGCCGCGGCGGTGGAACCCGCGCAGCTCCTCCCACAGGATCGCGTGCACCTGCTCGTAGGAGGGTGCGGTGCTCACGACGATGGCCTCGCCGGGCGGGTGCACGTCGACCCACCAGGCGGCGATGAGCGCCGCGGTGAACGACTTACCGACGCCGTGCGCGGACTGCACGGCCACCCGCGGGTGGGTGAGCAGCAACTCGGCGATCTCGCGCTGCTTGGACCACAGGTGCACCCCGAGCCGGTCCCGGGCCCACGCGGCGGGGTTGCGCCGGTAGTACGACCGTTCGGAGCGGTTCGCCAGCCGGCGGGTCATCAGGTGGGAGAACGAGCCGCCCTCAGCGACGCGGGCGTCACGCTGCCGCCGGCGGGTCACCGCCTCCTGGCGGGCCTTCTGGCGGCTCGTCGCCTTCGGCCCCGCGGAGGTGGTCGGCGGCATGCCCGAACACCTCCTCTACTTGGTCGTCGGTCATCCCGACCGCGCGGAGGGCGTGCTCGAACGCGTCTTGGGTGCGGGCGGCCTCCTGTTCCTGCACGGCCAGGTGCCGCTCGTCGAGCCCGTCGGCGAAGTCCAGGCCGAGGTACTTGGTGCGGCGCTCCATGATCCGCAGCGCGGCGCCGATGGCCTTGTCGTCGCCGCGGACGGCGGACATCCACACCCCGGCGTGCATTTCGTCGAGCCGGGCCAGCTCGAGCGCGAGCACCTCGTGGGCGGTCTCCTCGGACGCGGCCTGGTGCTCCTCGAGGGCCCGCGCCACGGCCTTGTACGCCGAGCCCTTGTGGGCGTACAGGGGGGCGTGGTTGCCGCCGGCGCGGTCGGTGGGGGACTCCGCGATCCGCTGGTAGGACAGGCCGCCCTTGCGTAGCTCGAGGGCGCGGCGCCGCTTGTCCTTCGCGGTGATCTTCCGGGGGCTGTTCTCTGACTCAGACACGGAGGGACGGGCCCTCCCTCACCCCGGGGTGCTCGGCCCGACGTTCCGCGCGGCGGCCATGGTGCGGCCGTCGGACTCGGGCGGGTCCGGTGGCAGCCCGGCGCGGGCCGACGGGATGCCGACCCGGCGCCGCAGCTCCTCGGTCGCGGCCGGGTCGTTGTCCCCGACGGCGCGCTGCAGACCGCTGGTACTCACCGCAGCGGCCGGTCCCGGTCGCGGGGCCCGCCGAGCGGCAGGACGTCGAGCAGCAGCAGGATCAGCCCGACGACGCCGCAGATCGCGGCGGCGGCGTAGACGAGGGTGCCGACGATGCCGGGCAGCGGCAGGACACCGGCCAGGACACCGAGCACGGCGGCGACGATCAGGAGAACAGCCCAACGAGGCATCAGAGGGTCCTTCCGACGAGGGCGCCCGCGCCGAGCAGGGTCAGCGCGGCCGCGGCGATGGCGGCGCCGATCTGGACACGGCGCCACGGGTACAGCGATTCGGGCTCGAGCAGGCAGTCGTCCCAGGGCCGCCAGCCGCGGACCTCGATCGACGACGGCAGGAACGTCGCGGTGACCCGGGCGGGCTCGTCGCGGTTGCCCTTGGACACCTCGAGGGTCGAGTCCTCGATCGGGCCGACGTGGGCGCCGTCGATCAGCATGTGCCGCGGCATCAGGACCGGGTCGGTGCCGGCGTCGCGGGTGCAGGGGTCCACCAGCGTGATCCGCGACAGCGGCGTCCGGGTGCGCGGAGCGCTCTCGGGGTGCTTGGGCGGTTCGGGCGGGGTGCGGTGCCAGGGCAGACGCATCGGGGCCTCCTCGAGGGGCGGCCCCGGGGTGGGCCGCTAGGTCAGGTCGGGGTCGCGGTCGACGGCGCGCCGGTCGCGGGAGTCGCCCACGACGGTCAGGATCGGGCCGGCCCACATCAGCAGCCCGGCCGCGACGGTGCCGTAGAGCAGGGCGTCGTATAGCCCGGTGGCGGGTACGCCGGCGGCGTCGGCGATCGCCGAGCCGGGCAGGACGAACAGCCAGAGCACGGCGAGCAGCAGCATCCCGGCGTCCATCACCCGGGCCGCGGCGTCGTCCCAGCGTTCATGCGGTCCGCGGCGGGCCGCGCCGGGCGGGTCGAGCCCCTCGAGGGCGCGCCGCGACGCCCAGCTCACAGCCCTACCTGCCGCATCGGGTTGTCCTTCCACCGGTCGTAGCCAGCGTCTCGGCCGTCGGTGCCCTGGTCGTAGCGGCCAGCGAACGAGTCGAAGTAGCGCTCGACGTAGCCCAGGATCGTGGCCGGGTTCCGCTCCCGGTACGCCGCGACCGGTGTGTCGGGGTCGTGATTGCGGCCCTCGATCGTGTTGCACGATCGGCAGAGCAGGCCGCGCAGCAGCCCGGTGGCGTGGTCGTGGTCCTCGACGGTGTCGTCGCGTTCGCCGCATAGCGCGCAGCGGCCGTCGTGGAAATCGTCCCACTGCATGTCGGCCGGCGTGACCCTGTTGATGGTCGAGAGCGGGCGCGGATCGGGGATCGGCCACGACCAGCAGGCGGGCTCGGCGCGGGTCCAGCGGCCGGTGAACGGGTCGGCGATCACGACCCGAGCACCCCCGGCAGCCCGTAGGCGGGGGAGTGGTCGAGGTGCTCGCGGCGCCGGTCGTACCGCTCGGTGGTCTGCGACGTCGCGTGCCCCAGGAACACCTGCACATCGCGGATCGCCCAGCCGCGCTCGAGCAGCAGCGTGGCGCACGTATGCCGCAGCGAGTGCGGGGTGATCGTGCCGTCCACCCCGGTCGCGGTGGCGTAGCGCGTGACGGTGTTGCGGATGCGGTGCCGGTCGAGCCGGCGGCCTTGCTCGTCGACGATCAGCGGCGCCGACGGGCCCGGTGTGTCGCCGAGCAGCGCCGGGGCGACCTCCAACATGCCCTGCTCGGTGCGGGCGGCCTGGTAGGCGTCCAGGGCGCGCGCGGCGGGCGGGGCGAGGGCCTGCACTCGGGTCTTGCGGCCCTTGCCGTGCACGGTCAGGGTGCGGTGCCCGCGGTCGTGGCCGGTGTCGCGCATGTCCAGGTCGCACAGTTCGGACGCGCGGAGCCCCTGGTGGTAGAGCAGGGCGAGGACAGCGGCGTCGCGGGGCGAGCGGGCCGCGGCGGCGCGCTGCATCGCCATGACCTGCTGTTCGGTGAGCCCTTGGGTGTTCGACTCGGGGGTCGGGGCAGCCACGTGGAGGGTGCGGTTGCGGTCGGGTACCGGGTTGCGGTCAAGGATCTCGGTCTCGACGGCGTACCGGTAGAACCCGCGCACGGCGGCGACCTTGCGGGCGGTCGTCGAGGTCGACAGCTCGAGGCCGTCGAGGCTGCGCAGCCACATGGTGATGGTGAACCGGTCGACCTCGAGCGGGTCGATCCGCTGCTCGAGGCACCACGTGAAGTACGGCGGGGAGCCGCGGCCGTGGGCGCGGCGGGCGTGGTCGGTGCCGGCGTGGGGCTTGCCGATCAGGTCGCGCTGGTAGGCGTCGCGGGTGTTGCCCTCCGGGTAGGTGGCCAGCCACATCGCGGCGACCTCACGGGCGGTGCGGCCGCGGGTGCGGGGCTCGTCGACCAGCTCGACGTCGGCGGTCGTCGCGCGTTCCAGCGTCACCGGGCGCCCTCGCCGGTGAACTGGTGGCACGCCCCGCAGTAGCCGCGCTCGGCGTCGCGGCTGTTGTGGGAGAGCTTCGCGCAGGCCGGGCAGGTGAACACCAGCAGCCCGCAGCCGCCGCAGCGGTGAGCGCCGGGCGGGTGCTCGACGTCGCGGCACGACGGCCGATCGGCGGCGACCATGGGCAACTCCCGGGCGCCGGACCCGTCCGGTGGGGTCACCGGACGGGTCACGGAACGCGGGTCGGGACGGTCAAGCACGGGGCACCTCGAGGTGGTCCCCCGCGCGCAGGTACCGGTCGCCGTCGAGCACGTGCAGCGGGCGGCCGTCGAGGAACAGCGCGGTCGCGATGACCGCGCGTACCGCGGTCAGCTTCCACCCGCCGCGGTGCCGTTCGATGGTGAACCGGTCGGTGACGTCGACGCTGGCCTCGAACACGCGCAGCCCGACGGTGATCACGACGCCGCCGCGGTCAGCCGAACGCGGCCACGACGTCGCGGGCCGCGGCCCACGACTCCACGCGCGTCCAGCGGCCGCCCGTGTCGGCGAACTGGGCACGGCCGGTGGTGTCGGTCAGGGTGACCCCGTCGGCGTGCTCCTTGGCTTTCCAGCGGCCGCCGCGGGTCGCGCGGTAGCCCTGGACGTCGGGCGGGCCGAATCGGGGGCGTGGGGTGCGTGTCGGGGTGGTCATGACGCGTGATCGTCCCAGGTGGGACCGCCGCCGTCACGACGTCGCCTCGTCGTCGCCGAGCCGGTGCAGCTGCTCGCGCCACGCCGCGTCGATCTCGTCGGCGAGCACCTCAGTGCGCAGGGCCAGGGTGTCGCAGTACAGCTCGCGGACCCGCGGGGCGAGCCACCGCACGATGTCGTAGAGCGACAGCTCGTGGAGCAGCGGCCGCCGCGGCCGCTGGTAGGCGTCCGGGATGTGGCGGGCGCCGGACGACTCGAGGATCTGCTCGAGGATCGCGGCTTCCCACGACCCGGTGCGCCGCATCAGCGGGAAGTCCTCGGGGTCGCGGTCGGGGTCGACGGCGACGCCGGCGACCAGGGCGACGATGAACTCCGCGAGGTCGGCGCCGCCGCAGACGGCGTCGAGGGCGGCGACGTGCGCGACGTCGGCCGGGTCGGTGGCGGGCTCGTCGAGGTGCGGGGCGAACTCAGACGGTGCGTTCGGAGCAGCCGCGGGCTCGTCGCTGCTCCGTTCGGCCGCGGCGAACGTCTCGGCGACGTCCGCGGCGGTCGTCTGCATCGTCGTGCTGTGCGGGTCGTAGATCACCGGGGCCAGCCGCTGGCCCTCGAGCACGGCGAGCGCGGCCGCGGCGGCCTGGTAGCGGCGCGACAGCGGCACGGTGCCGCGGTGCCGCTCGATCGCGGCGGCGATGTCGTTGGCCAGGGGCGCGTCATCCTGGCCGATCCTGGGGTGACCGTCGGGGTGGCTCATGCGTCGCCGCCGAGGTCCAGGTTGACCGAGCCCGCCTGGGAGAGCCCACCGTCGGGTAGCGACGGGTTGAACATGAGCACGCGGCAGCTCTCGGTGTTGCCGCAGAACGCTTGCGTGGGGCCCAGGATGAGATAGGCGTGGAGGCTGCAGCCCGGACAGTGATAGTCGGGCTCGACGGGGTCGGGTGGGGTGTCGGGTGGGGTGTCGGCTGGGGTGGTGGCCATGCCGGGACCGTACCCCACGGGCGCGCCCATAATGGTTCTTATGGGCACTGCGGCGGCGCGGATCGCGGCCGTCGATACGGGCCCTGTTATCGACGGCTAGGGGTCCTCGTGGGGCACGGCCCACGCGACCCCGTGCTCGTCGACCGCGATGGGCGTGCCGACCGCCAGCGGCTCACCCGCGAGCGCACACACCCCGATAGGGACGTTGGGCGCGGTGAGGCTGGCGCCCTCGGCCACGTCCCACGCGAGGATCCGTCCGACGGGCGTCAGGTTCACGGGCTCACCCGCCATGGTCGGCGCAGCTGGTGACGCCGTCGCCGTCGACCTTGGTCAGCACCGCGGCGCCGCACTCGGGGCACTCGGCGACCGAGCACACGATCGCGCCCGGGTGCATGGCGTCGACCAGGTCCTCGTTGTCGACCTCGTCGGCCTGCGGGTCGTCGCTCATCGCGACAGCGCCCGGTGGAACGCGAGCGCCAGCAGCACGTACAGCACGAACGCGCCGACTCCGGCGCTCGCCAGGCACAGCAGCACGATCCAGTACCAGGCCACGGTCAGCCCTCCTCGTCGCAGCAGGACTCGCAGCACACCTCGTCGTCGATGTAGCCGGCGCGGTCGCCCTCGGCGATGTCGCCCATGCACTGGGCGCACTCGCCGGGCCAGCGCGCCTCGAAACGCGGCACGCCCATGATCGGGCCTCCTTCGGCTACTCCGGGGGCTTGCGGGCCGCCACCCACTTGATCCGCGCCCACACCGCGGCGGGGACCGCCAGCATGATCGTGCCGATGATGGGGGCGCCGACCCCGAACGCGGTCACCATGGCGCCCAGGTAGGCGGCGCACAGCAGCGTGAGGAACGCGGTGGACTTCTCCTCGGGGGTGGGCGGGGGGACGATCACGACGGGCTTAGCCATGCCCATCAGATCGACTCTCGTGGCCCGGGGCGTTACCGAGCGGGCCGGCGCAGCGGCAGCCGCCGGCGAGGCAGCGCCCGGCGCCGTAGCGGTCGTGGAGGTTGCGGACGTGCCCGCAGCCGCACCGGTCCGCGGGGTGCCGCCCCTGCTCGATCATGCCCGCCCCCGCTGGTCGGTGACCTCGTCGACGAGGGCGCGCAGCCGGTCCATGGGCTCGTCGGGCAGTCGCAGCAGGACCCGGCGGACCTGCGTGGGGTTGCGCTCGATGATCCGTTCGAGCAGCACCCCGATCAGGCGGGCGGCCTCGTCGTCCTCGATCTGCACGCTCGCCGTCGCGTCGCCGGCGGTGCCGGGCCGCGACGCGTTGAACAGGTGCGCGCCGGGCCCGTCGGGGTGCACCCGTAGGCGGCGCAGTCCGGCGTCGACGTACTCGAACACGTGGGGCTCGTCGGTGCTCATGCGACGTCGCCGCCGATCACCGCGGGTGTCTCGGGCTGGTCGCAGCGGCCGAGCCGGTGGGACTTGCACCGGTAGGTGCGCTCCGCGCGGGGCCCCGCGCTGTAGACGTGCACGTCGTAGCGGCAGCGGCAGATCCCGTCGCCCACGTCGACCTGGGCGACCTCGGCCGCGGCGAGCACGGACTCGCGGGCGTCCAAGTCGGTGTCGCGTTCGCGGAGCCGCTCGACGGCCTCGGTGATGTGCCGGCCGGTCCGGCGCTGCATCACGATCACGACCCACAGACCGGTCATCACGGCGAGCTGCAGCACGGCGAGGGCGGCGTCGACCGCGCCGCCGCTCATCGGGCCCGGTCCATCGTGTCGAGGTTCCACAGGACGCCGTTGGGGCCGGCGTGCGCGGTGAACCCGTACGCCTCGAGCTGCGCGACCGGGAGCCGGTAGTTGCAGTCGGTGCACCGCGGCCACGCCAGCGGATCGCTCGGGACGTTCACGCCGGGGTGGTCGTCGTCGGGGCAGGGCTGGCCGTCGCAGCGCATCACTCGGGGACCAGCTCGAGCGCGCGCATGTGCTGCTGGCCCAGCTCGGCGGCCGCCGCTTCGGGGTTCCGGTCCTGCTCGGCCTCGGCCTGCAGCGTCGGGATGCCCGAGGCGATCGCGTCGAGGGCCTCGTCGCGGGTCGCGTCGCGCCCGTTCGCGTACCAGGCCACCCGGATCGGGTCGCCGACGTAGAACAGGACGCCGCGCTCACCCATGCCTTCCGGGACACGGAACGGCCGCCACGTCTTGGACGACCACACGATCGCCGCGCCGGGGTTGCGCTCGATCGCCGACCCGGCGGACGGGACGCGCTCGTCGGGCAGCCCGGTGGTGCGGCGGGTCATGCGCGGCGTCGACAGGAACGGGCACGCCAGGGCGCTGTAGGTCGCGCACTCGAGGTGCGACGGCGGCTCGGACACCACGCGGTTGACCGCGCACATCGGGCCGATCACGAACGCGGCGGTGCGGCCGCGCGGCTGGCCGCACACCCAGCACCACCCGAAGTGATACGCCTCCTCGATCCCGCGGGCGCGGATCACCCGGAAGTCCGGGGTGCCGTCGTCGTCGCGGTGCACGAACCAGGGGATCGGGCGGTGGTGCTTGTCGGTAGGCAGCGGCCGCATTTTCGGCGGCAGGCTCGGCGAGGTGCTTGGGGTGGTGGTGGGGGTGGTCACCCGGAGCAGTGTGCCTCCTCCGGGTGACCGCCCGTGACCACCGGGCGGGTCAGCCCAGCTCGAGCTGGTCGAGCTTGACGTCCAGCGCGGCGTCGACCGGGTCCACGCCCACGTGGACCTTCGCCAGCTGGTCCTTGCCGCTGGTCGCGGACACGTGGGCGATGTCGGCCACGTCGGTCTTGATCTCGAGGTTCGGGGGCATGTCGGCAGCAGCCATCGGGGGTTCCTTCCAGGGGTTGGGTTCCGAGGGTCCGGGGCGGGCCCGACTCGCGCGGACCCCGAACGCCCCCGCGGTGGGGGAGACCCGGCCCCTCGTGGGGACGTCGCGCCAGTTGGCACACCGACGGGTCGGGCCCGCCCGGGGCCCTCGGTCACTGGCCGTCGGTGTCGTACAGCTCGACGGATGGGCAGGTGCAGGGCACGCCGTAGGAGTCGAGGCCGCGGCACGGCCCGATTCCCCACTGCACGTGCATCCGGCGCTGGTGGCCGCACAGGCAGGGCTCGTCGCCGCGGCGGTGCTCGAGCAGCGTGCCGCCGCCGCGGCGGCGGGTCATGGGCCGTCGCGGCGGCGGCCGGCGCGTTGGCCGACGCGGGCGGCCTGCTCGTACGGATCGGGGTCGCGGCCCTCGAGTAACTCGTCGACCTCGTCGGCGGTGGCCCCGACCGGCTGCCAGCCGCGGCCGTCATCGGGGTAGGGCCGTATCCACATGCCGCCGGACGCCTCGAGGTAGGCGGGCATCAGCGGCCACCCGCGAGGATGCCGGCGGCGACGGCGAGCGCGGCCCGGTGCAGGGCCTGGTCGGCCAGGTGCGGCCCGTGCAGCGGCAGCGGCCCGTCGACCACGACCGACCCGTCCTGTTCCGGGCGCTCGGAGCCGATGCGGACACGGGCCCGCGCGAACCGGGCCGAGCCGGTGCGCCGCAGCAGCTCGACCACCGGCCAGCGGCGGTCAAGCAGCCCGTGAGTGCCCGCCGACAGCGCGACGGCGGCGAGGGTGCGCCGCCATGCCGGTCGCACCCCGAAGGGGCGCAGCGCGGCGATGGCGGCCAGCTGGGCGGCGTGGTACGTGGCCAGGTGCCCGACCATGCCGGGGATCCACTCGTGAGGGTCGGCGTGGACCTTCATGGCGGCGTGGTCGTCGGTCTGGATCACGTGGTCGCCGACGTCGTGGGCGGCCCACAGGACGCCGAGCAGCGCGGCGAACCGGGCGGCGCGGTCAGCTGCCACTGGAACCTCCCGACGATCCGCGGGCGCCGCTCGAGCTGGCCACGCCGAGCCCGCCGCGGGTGATCGACGTGGACCCGGGCCGGATCTGGGTGTTGCCCGGGGCGGTCAGCTTCGACCCGAGCGAGCGGGCGCCGGCGGTGCCGCCGCCGAACCGGGTCAGGGTGCCGCCGAGCGGGGCGACGCCGCGGGCGACCTTCGACGTCGGCAGCCCGTGGGGGTAGCCGCGGGTGTAGCCGGGGCCGAGGGTCTGGCCGACGGCGGCGAAGAAGAAGCCGCCCGCGTTGGGGTCGGGGTCGGCGTCGGTGCCGGGCAGCTGGGCGGTGGCCCAGTCGTAGCGCGGATCGGCGGGCGCGGTCTGGCAGCGCTGGTCGTCGACGCGCCGTGGGGGTTGGGCGGCGATGTCGGCGCACACCACCGCCGCCGAGAGGGTGTCCGGCGGTGGCGGTGGCGGCGCCTCCCCGCACGCGGCGAGGTAGGGCAGGGCGGCCACGGCGACGATCCCCAGCGTCGCGGTGGGGCCCCGGCCCATGAGGGTGCGGGTCATTCGCCGCCGTACCCGGCGGGCGCGGCGGGCTCGAACGGCTCGACGGTCGCCGGTAGCGGGTACACCTGCGGCTCGCGGGCCTGGTGGGAGGCGACCTCCGCGGACGCGTCGACCTCGTGCGGGTCGCACCGCGACTGCACGGCGGCGCGGGTCTCGCGGTCGCGGGCGCGCAGCGTCTTGACCGGCGCGCCGGGCTCGAGGGTGGCGGGCATGGTCAGACCTCCTCGATCGGCGCGGGCGCGTCCGCGGTGCCGGCCGCGGCCTGCACGGATTCGCAGGCGGCCTTGGCGGCGTCGCGGCTGCCATAGCTCTGCTCGTTCACCGCGACGACCTGCCCGTTGCTGGCCTTGAGCCGGAACCGGAACAGCCCGGCCTTGTCCTCGTAGGTCTCGAACTTGCCTGCCATCAGTGGGTCTCCTCGGCGGTGGCGATGTCGGCGTACACGCGGGCCGCGTCGACGAACACGCGGGCCCGGTCCTCGGGCTGCATCGGGGCCTGCCCGGCGATGTCGATGGCGTCGCTAAGCAGCTTCCGGGCCATGCCGCGGTCGCCCTGGGCGAGCAGCCGACGCCCGGTCGTGGTGTGCATCTGCACGTCGGGGCTCACGCCGTCCGGGATGTCGGCGGGGTCGATGTGGTCGCGGCCGGTCATCGCTGCCCGGCCCGGATCACGTCGGTGAGGTCGCGGAGCTGCTCGTAGACGGCGAGCGTGGCGGACGCGTCGGCGCGGGTCGCGTCGCGCTGCGCGGACTGCCCGTCCGACGAGGCGGCGAGCAGGTCGCGGGCGCGCTCGGCGTGCCGTCCGGCGCGGTCACGAGGGCTGGTCGTGGCGTTGTCCATGGGTCTCCTGTCCGGTGGTGGGCAGCCGGTCGGGGTCAACCGGCTGCCACTCGGTCTCGACGACGGTCACGTGTCGGGTGGTGACTTCGACGTCGGTCCACGCTGCGCGGGCGATCGCCACGACCCGGGGCATGTCTTTCCAGGTCGTCCGGTCGTCGCGGAACGTGAAGTCGTAGGGCGGAAACGGCCGCTCGAACCCGTCGCGCTCGATGAGCGGGTTGGGTTGGCCGCGGAGCCGCACCTCGGTCCACGAGCGTTCGGGCATGGGGGTGCCTTCCCGGGGCCCTGGCCGGGCACGACCACCACGTACGCAGCCCATCTATGGGCCGGGCCCGCGGGAAGGCGGGCCTGCCGCGGCCGAGACCCCCTCGGTAGCTACGCGGCAGGCACGATCAGTCGCCGCCGCGTCGGCGGGGACGGTTCAGGTGAGGCGGTGGTGCCTCCCGGTCGAGGTGGGCACCGGGGCCGGCGGCCGCGCGGGCCCCGGTGCGGGCTGCGCGCCGCGCGGCCCCGGTGGGCGCCGCCGTGGCTCGCTCACACGCGGCGGCGCCAGCTCGAGGATCGGCAGGGTCGTCGCGTTCGCGGCGACCAGCATGGCGATCATGCCGCGCGGCATCGGCAGCGTCGGGGCCGGGCGGCGGCCGCGGACCGTCGGTGAGCGCATCCGTATCGGCCCCTGCCGCTGGTCGGGTAGGCATGGAAACGCCCGGCCGCCGGGGGGGGTGGCGGCCGGGCGTCCCGTACACCCCCGGGTCCGGCCTAACGGAGGGCGGCCGGACCCGGGGCACTGAGCGAGCCCGAGGTACCAGTTCGGAGCCCTGCCCTTCATTTGGGCAGGCGGTGTCAGCGCGGGGAACTGTCCCGTGTCCCACTGGCTGCTGGCCACCGCGGTGTGCACACCCGGGCGGTGCCCAGGCGCGATCACGCGGTCAGGTGACCGGCAGCGGGTCGCCGTCCCACGCGGTCGCGAACACGCACACCAGCTCGACGACGAGGTCGCCGAGCGCACCGTTCGGGTCGGCGTCGACGTAGGCCAGGGCCAGGCTGGTCACGGCCTCGGTGTCGAGGTTCGCCCCGGCCGGTAGCAGGCGGGCCACGGCGCGCTCGAGCGGCGGCGCCTCGTCGATGTCCCCGTCGACCTCGAGGGTGGCGTCGCCGTAGCCGCGGTCAGCGACCCCGGGGTCGGTGGCTTTCTGCGTCGCCCGGCCGGCGAGGACGGCGCCCAGGTGCAGGAACGCCCACAGCTCCCGGTCGGCCAGCTCTTGGCGGTCGGCACTCGAGGGCTGGTCGGTGACGTCGGCGCCCATCAGGGCCCGCATCACGTCGTGGCCGGTGACCACGGCGCCCGGGGCGGGGGCGCGGAGCAGGTTGGTGGCGGTGAACCAGCGGCGCAGCAGCTCGACGGTGCGCTGCTCGGTGGGGCCGGTGAGCGCTTCGGAGGGGTGAGGATCGGTCATCGCGGGGTCTCCCTGGTGGTGGTGAGCGCGGGTGGGGTGGTCAGGGGCCGGTCGGGGTGGGTGCGGTCGTAGGCGTAGCCCACGGCCCCGACGACGAGGACGGCGAGGGCCGCGAGGGACGCGGCGAACCGGGTGGTGGTCACGGGTGGGGGCTCCTCGGGTCGCTGGTGGGGAGGTACTCGCCCGTGTCGGTGAGCAGCACCCACCCGACCATGAGCAGCACCGGGACGGTGGCGGGGTCGCGGGGCCGGGAGACGAGTAGGCCGAGCTGGCGGGCCTGGTCGCGGTGGGACTCGGCCCAGGCGTGGCAGGCCGGGCACAGCACGACGAGGTTCGACGGGGCGTTGAGCGTGACGTCGCTGGTGCCGCCGCGGCCGCGGGGCTGGCGGTGGTGCCGTTCGCGGCCGCCGGCGAGGGACTGCCCGTCGTGCTCGCATCGGCCCTGGGCGCGGTCGTCGACGAGATCGGCGGCGGTCTGCCGTGGCCCGGTGCGGCGCGCGGCCCGCGGGGTCGGGCCGGTGCGGGCGAGCCCGTTGGCGCGGTTGAGGTCGTAGCCGCGGGCCAACGGGCCGCCGACCTCGAGGCCGGCGGCGCGCTCGAGCCGGGACCGGGCCTGCAGCGGGGCGCGGCGCTGCAGCGGCGGGCCGGGCTTCACTCGGTGCCGCCGTAGCGCTGCTCGGGGAACGTGGAGTGCACCGGGCACAGGCCGGGGTTGCCGGTGCAGGTGCCGGGGTCGGTGCCGTCGGTGGTGACGCGGTGACCGGCGATGCGCCACCGGTCGCGTGGGCCGCCCTCGGGCTGGTCGGGGACGGGCTGCAGGTGGTCGGGGCGCGGCTTGGTTCCCGTGCGGGCCATCAGCGGCCGCCGACGAGGGCGTCGAGGTCCACGCGGGCGGGTTCGAGGTGCTCGAGCAGGTCGCCCTGGGCGTCGTCGACGCGCGCCGGTGGGCGCCCTGGTGGGCTGGTGCGGTCGTGCAGGTGCTCGGCCACGGCCGGGCCTCCTCGGTGAGTGCAGAGGGGTGGGAACGGCGAGTGCCCCGGGCCCGCCGCGGGGTGGTGCGGCGGGCCCGGGGCCGGGGTGGGCGAGGGGTTAGGCGCGGGGCACGAGGGCGGCCAGCTCGCGGAGCTGCTCGGCCTGGTCGGGGTCGGTCTGGTCGAGCAGCAGGGCGGCGTCGATCAGCGCGCCGTAGGCGTCGCGGAGCTTCGCGGGCAGCAGCCGGGCGACGATTTCGGTGCGGTGGTTGCGGGCGCGCTCGCAGGTGCCGTCGCCCTGGCGGTAGCGGTGGCCGCACGGCTCGAGCCCGGCGACGTGGCGGCCGTCGACGACGTGGTGGGTGGCGACGGGCTCGGTGCACGCGGCGTGCGCGACGTGCCGGAGGGCGCGGGCGCGGAGGGACTCGCCGTCGCGCTCGGCGCGGTCGGCCTCGTAGCAGAGCGCGGCGGTGCCGACGTGCTCGCGGGCGGCGTAGGCGCGGACCACGGCGATGTGGCGCTGCAGGGTCAGCCGGTCGTCGATCGCGGCGATGTCGTCGAGGGACGGGGCGAGGGTCTCGGCGGTCATGGCGGGTGCTCCTGTCGGGTGGTGAGTGCGGGTGGGGTGGCGGGGTGGAAGGTCAGACGGCGGCGCGGTCGGTGGCGACGTCGATGGCGTCGAGCACGGTCATGGTGGTGACCTGGACGGCCTCGAGCCGCTCCTGCGGGTCCAGCCGCGTGGCGATGGCGGCGCGGGCGCTGGCGGCCAACCCGGGGCCGTCGATCGGGTCGACGCGCTCGAGGTCGGCGAGCAGCTCGACCAGCTGCGCCTGGGCGTAGGCGAGGTTGGACAGGCCGGGGGTCGCGGTGAGCGCGCGGGCGGTCTCGAGCGACGGCAGCGGCAGCTGCGCCGGGCCCGGGCAGGTGCCCGCGGCGCACGCGGGGGCGGACAGGTCCGGGTCGGCCTGGGCGATCGCGAGCACGTCGGTGGCCAGCTCGAGCGTGCGCGGCGACGCGGCGTAGCGGCGCACCTCGCCGGCGAGGGCGTGGACGTGCGCGGCGTCGAGCGCGTCGGCGAGGGCGGCGGGGGAGAGGGTCATCGGGCGCTCCTGGTGAGTGCGGGCGCGCGCGGGGCGCAGGGGCGGCCCCGGGGTGGTGGGGCTATTCGGACACACTAGCAGACACGGGCGGTTGTCAACGCGCGACAGGCTCGGGTGCCGGCGGCGCCAGCTGCCCATACCCACGCTGATACGCGCGCAGCTCGTCAGCCTCCCGCGGATCGAACCCACCCGGATACCGCGTCAGCTTCCGCCCCTGCCCCGACGACGCCCCCGGACCGACCCCCCGATCGACCCAGTTCCGCACCGTCGACCGCCGCACCCCCAGCCGAGCCGCCAGCTGGGCCTCCGACAGCAACCCCTCCGGCCCGGCCGGCTCGGGCCGCGGCCGCACCCACGACTCCCCGAACCGCTCCGCGGTCGCTTCCAGCTCGTCGGCGCGGTCGTCGGCGACCTCGCGTAGCGCGCGGATGGCCGAGCGGGCGATAGACCGGGCCCGGTCTAGGGCTGTGTCCTGCGGGAATGGCCACGGTTGGGTGGTCACGGGGTGCTCCTCGCTCGGGGGTGGGTTGCCCGCTAGTGGGTTGCCTAGTGGGCGCGGGCGAGGGGGTCCCGGCCGGAGGGTGCGGGGCGGGTGGTGAGTCCGCCCCGCGGAGCGTCAGGGGGTGATCTCGACGGCGGCGACGGCGTCGGAGCGGATGACGGCGTTGGCGAACTGGATGTGGCCGGTGACGACGCCTGCGGTGGCCCACGCGTCGGCGAACTCGCGGGCCTGGGCGTCGGCTTGCTCGCGGGGCACGTTGTGGCGGGTGTAGTGGGCGCCGGCGGTGGTGCGGTAGGTGACGTTGACGCGGTCCACGGTCACGCTCCCGGGGTGATGAGGGTGGCGTTGCAGGTGTCGCGGTAGATCGGCAGCTCGTCGAGCGTCGGCGGGTCCAGCGCCGACCGGGGCTCGGGCGCCGGGTCGGGCGCGCGGGCCGGTTCGGGGTCGGCGGGGGCGAGCATGGCGGCGATGCGGGCGCGGAGCTGCTCGAGCTGCTCGAGCTGATGGTCGACCGCGGACACGTCGGGGCCGGCGTCCGGGACGGCCTGAGCGCCCACGGCAGCGCCGTACGGGCGGGGCCGCGGCGAGGGGCGCGGGGTGTGCTCGCGGGCGGTGCTCGGCTGCTCGGGCTCGCGGGCCGTGGTGCGCGTGACCGCGGCGGCGGGATCGGCGTGCTCGAGGTGGTCCTCGGCGATCAGGTGCGGGTCGGTGCCCGTCCACCCCAGCGGGGTCGGCGAGGGCTGCGGCCACGGGGCGCGCATCCCGTAGTCGGTGTGCGACTGCTGGGCGTCGCGCACCATGTCGGCCAGGCGGCGGGCGC